CTGAGGATAGTATCTTTCTAAACCCCCATCAGTTCTAATTTCTATTCTATATTCTTCACTCATCTTCTTTGTTTTGGTTTAATATCTTCAAGGTTCCATCAGCCTTCACGATGTACATACAGTTCGGGTCTTCAATTATTTTAACGATTATGCTCGCCATATTCTCAGGCATACTACCCTGGCTTACAAGTCTTTTAAAAAACTTCTTATGCTTATTACCCTTTGGTGGGTAAATCTCAAAGCATCGTTTAAGTACTGTCTCTACGTGTTGTTGTGAAGTCATTGTTGTTCTTTAAATTCATAAAGATTATACAATAATGTAAGCTCATCACCAGATTCTATATCTTTTACAGTCTTTATATATCTGTAGTCACCATCAATAATGGCCTCAAGGTTAGGATCCTTAGAGTGATTTATAAAACCACCTAGAGGAGTTCTAATAAATTGATCTTTGAATCTTTCATCATACACATGAGATAGTCCAAGAGTTTCTCCTACTTCTATATCTACAACTGCAAATAAGCCAAGACCTTCTATGTTAGAAGGTTTGATTGTTAGCCTGGAGTCCAGGGGTTTGTAATACTTACTTTCCATATTATAAAGTTTATTTGATATTATTACTAATACTACCAGAATGATTGCTATAAAAGCTCTATATATTCTGATTTCATTTTTCATTAGCTAAGTTTTCAGCAGACTCAGCTATCCAACGCTCATAGTCTTCGTAGGTCTCGTCATCATTAGGTGTAGGAAATACGATGTGAAGGAGTTCATGTACAATAGATTCCTCATCTATATCAACATCATGATATATGACAGCAGTCTTCTTCCCAAAATCTCTGGCAATGCCAATAAAATAAGACTCACCATCATACTCTACCTGTTCTGGATCTATTCTTTCAAGGGATACATCCCAATCCTTAATGCGGAGTATTCTCATCCACTCCTTCAACATCTTTTCCATACTACAAATTTACAACTTCACACGAACCTCCACTACATGCAAGCTCATTTGATAGATCAGTATTATCATCTATCTCAATAACCTTGGTTAGATCTACTTCAGAAAGTGATGTGTATCTTTTATTGAACTGTTTCTTGGTAATCTCCTCAAACGGTGCCTGTATATAAGTACCGCCATCATAAGGAAGAACTGAAAGACCGTTAAAAGTATCCTTGTTTTGCCACATCCACTCTACTACGTCTTTCCACTCATCAGGCTTAACTGATACAGTAGCAGATACATTATGAGTATTTCTACCATCGATGTGTCCTTGACGTACCCACTTCATATTCCAACGCTGCACACGTTCTAACATTTGAAGAGCTGTCTCTTCTTCTCGCAAAGTTGCAGAGTCTGGAGCCCTTTGAGGAATCTCAATAACAGCAGAGTTAGGAATAAGTTTCATGTCATCTACAAGTTCTGGATGATTGATTGCAAGATACTGATATAATGCTTCATCCTTGTTACACTGCATACGTCTAATATAATACTTAGAATGCCATGCATGTATGCCAGATGATGTACCTACTACGCAAGAAGTAGTACCACTTGGTTTTACTGTAGTAATTCTAGCAGCAGGATTAATTCCAATAGTCTCTGCAGTGTCATAGTTCTCTTGAATAGCTATTCCGGCAGCTTCTTCTAGATCTAATTCATATACAGCTCCATTACAGATACCTGTCATACCTACACCTACAAGAGCATCCTTTTCAGTAGTCTCTCTCCAGATAGGCCTTAGGTAATGAAAGTTAGTAAACCCTGCTTGAAGAGTCCCAAAGAAAGATGCAGCTTGAGCACGTTCATTAAGATCAAGCTGATCAATAACATTCCCCGCATTTACTTCTGTAAGATTACAAAATTGAAACGGACGTAGTGCTATCTCACAACAAGGATTAGTTCCCCAGTCTTTATCATTACTAAGATATGTACCAGGTTCTCCGCTACCACTCTCTTCAATCTTCTTCCAAAGATTTACAAAGAACTTCTTAGTAATTCTATGACGTAATAAAACAGCACTGTTGTTAGCACGTCCACGTTGAGGATTCTTTTCCCACCATGCACCACTCTTAGCTGCTATCATCTCATCATCATCTGCAGAGAATAACGAAATAAGAGCAGCTCTTCTAATGCCTCCTGCAAGTACAGCATCTGCAATATGACAAACCATATCATGTACTTCAATAGGTGTGAGCTTTTCTCCATCTTTTTTACGATCAAGCATAAGCTCAAGATTGAATAAACATTTCTTAAGTGGCTCAGGCCCAGGGGCTTTGCCTCCTGCTGTAACAAGTCTTGCTCCTTTAGGTCTAATATCTGAGAAGTCAAATACAGGTTTTGTTTTTCGCATACCAAAGTAAGAAGACATAAGATGGCGTACTGCATCTGCCCATCCTTCTATTGAATCACTTACCAAATACTTCTGATGTTTCTTAGGCTTGATTATATCAGGTAACTGATTTACGTGATCACGTTGAACGGAATATCCAACACCTGTACCACCAAGTAATAAGAACATTGTTTCACTGAATGCCCGGTAATCATCAATAGGTAAGTATGCACAGTTGTATACCCTAGATTCTGACTTTTCAATGGCGGCTCCAGAAAACTGTGCAGCTCTCATAGACATCAAAATCTTTTTATCGTATATATGCTTAGAAGTACTATCTATCTTGTCTTTTAGCTCAGGGTATTTCTTCTTCATCATGTCAACATACCTGTCAACTATTTCTTCCCACGTCTCTCTTCTCTCTTCGGACGATACATATTTAGCGTACTTATTGAAGACAACTATGTCACTTAGGATTTGATTGTTTTTATCCATTTGAATTGTTTAGAGCCAGAAAAGACGAGGGGTTACCTCGTCTTTAAACTGGTAATATTATTATAATTACTGGGTTACCTCTTCTTCTCCTAAGAGCTCATCGAAGTTAGGTTCGATGTAGTTGATGGACTTCATTACCTTATGATCAGACTCTCGTTTAATCACATAATAACGTCCGTTATCCATCTCTTGGAAATAACATTTGATCTTCTTCCCTTGTTTATTAGGGTGCTCTCCGTTCATATACGCAGTGACTGTCTCTTCTGCTTCCTCCTTAGAGTCACAAAACTTTGACATGTTACTGTCATATATCTTAGTCATCACATAGTTGATGTCTAAACCATGTACCATGGTCATACGTAAAACTACCCACACAAGATCTCCAAGTGCGTCAGCTATCTCTACAATATCCTGACTATCCCTATTAATTGCTGTACGAAGCTCTTCAAGTTCTTCTACTATTTGTTCATAGTGAGAGCCCTGTATCATTGATTCAGGAAATCCAGGCTGATTTATTTTAGGGAGTCCGCCTATTCGACTCCAGTTTGCAACTCTATTGATAAGAGTTGGTCTTTTGACCACATATTTGGGTCCACCTCTATTCATTTTAGATAAATTAAAAAATTAAAAATATACTGGGATAACAAATATAATGTTTTAGACAACATCATACACCTCCCCTGCTGGAGAAAACCAAGTATAATCCGGAAACTGCATAGCAATTTGCAGTTTTAATCCGTCAGTATCTGTTGCAAGTATTACAACTATTTTTCTCTCCAGTGTTTTTGGATGATCTAATATTACTTTATACGCTTTCATGTAGGTTCCATTTTATGGGCTCTTCCCCCTGTTCTTCTAATACTATATTACATTTATTAAACACATTACTTTTAAGAAATCCTCCTTTCCTTCCATAAGCTTCTGCTGCAGGATGAGATGCTTTTAAAACAGGATTACCGTTTAAACATTTCTCAAATGCAGCAGCCTTTGCTCCTAAGAATATAACAGGCACTTCAGGATACTCAGCAGTAATGTCTGTTAGAAGTCTTTCCGTGAAGGGCTTCCACATCTCAGTGTGTGATCCTATCCTACCTGCCTCGAGTGTAAATGCAGTGTTCAACATAAGAATGCCTTGCTCACACCAAGACTCAAGAGAATAATCTGGAGTAAGCTGCAGAACACCAGTAGTATTCTCAACCTCTTCAAGTATTATTCTCAACGAGAATGGTATAGTCTTAGACTTTTCCTCATCAACACCAAATGCAACACCTGTAGGCTGTCCATACTTAGGATATGGATCCTGTCCTACAAGTATTACCTTGAGCCTATCCGGGGGAGTCAACTCAAATGCACGAAAGGTATCTTTCTTTGAAGGTATAACTAAGGTGGTTGCTCTAAGCTTGGCTACCTTAATACCTATATCTACCATGTCTTTCATGATAGGCTTCATTATCTTATCCCATTGCCTGAGATCTGAAGACTCTGTATCGATTTTTATATGTTTCCCTATCTTCATCTATTATATGATATAACTCGGCAGACTCAGGAAGATCCTGCCCTATTCGTTTTTCTACTTTGGCTTTTCTTCTCTCTGTCCTATGAATTATCCCATATACCTCATGAGTTTTCTTCATAGAATGAAAGTCAAGAATTTTTACCTTATACTCTTCTGACATTTCAGAGTACTTGCCCTTTACATACTTAAGAAAGTCTTCCTCATATATCATAGGTACATTAAATACATACATGATTGAGAAGTCATCTACTTCTAACCTATCTACAAAGTCTTCATGATTCTTCATATTACGGTCAAGTGCCTCAAAAGATTCACTGTAACCTTTACGTAAAAGAACATGAAGTCTCATGGTAGGAGAATCTTCTATCCATAGAAATACATTCATAAAATATGTATCCCACATTATACTAGCTCTTGTCTTAAATAACATAGGAGCTATAAATATAGAAGAATCAGACGTCTCCATTGAGTATAGATGGTAAATGTGGTTACCCTTCTTCTGTATATTCTCAATACGGAAGAGTCCGTCCTGGACAGGAATTATCCTGCCAGGAGCGTAACTCATACCTGAATGACGTATCTCATGAATAACATCATCGTCCATCCTTATCTCTGCACTAGCATCAACTCTGATACTAACGCAAGTAGGATCCTTTATTGTAAGTGCAGTTGCTGTTTCCATGGTGATGTACAGTTTAAAGGCATGTCATTTTGATGAGCGTATACATTTCTAGGATGTTTCCAAAGATCGTTCTCGTAATGCCATCCGAGATCTTCAAGAAGAGTTATCCATCCTCTATGATAATTACCATAAAGATCTGTATAACCGTGGTCTCCTGCTTTCATATCTTCATCAGATACAGTATAAGTGATAACATCATTACGTCCAGTAGTACCTACTACAATAAACTTAAAGTTCTCTACTGTGTATCCTTCAGAGATTTCATTTACAAATAAATCTTCTATCGCTGCAGTATACATAGATGACTGCAAATAGTATTTGTATTTAATAAATGAAGATGAAAAGTAGTACACACTGCTTGAAGTTGTCTTCAAATCAACAGGATATATCTTTTTCTCCTCATGATCTATTAAAACAATATCAAGAAGAGCTTTACATGTTACACCTCCCTGCTGCCAGAATACTGGTACTTGGAACTTAAGCTCAACGTCTGGATGTAAATCTTGTACAAAGAATCTTTTAGCTGATGTATCTGCAAGACAGTTCATCTTCATCCTAGACATCATCTCATACTCTTCTTGAGATATACATACCTTACCATCATTCTCACATCTCTCATAGATGTAATCTTTGAATCCCTCAAACTGCTTAGTAGCTGTCTTCTTATAAGAACTCTTATACTCAGAGGCTTCAAATGCTTGTTCAGCAAGTTCCTCATCATTAATATTCCCAAAAGGATCCGTAAGACGGATAGTTATTGCAGCATTAACCATACCCTCCATCATACCTGTAGGAGGAATTGTAGTTGCTACATAGTATCTATTATTCCACTCATCTGCTGACTGGAACATTAAAGCGTCAAACGCACTCCCAATACGGAATGCATTTGACTCTACTCTTTCCCGGGGATCTTTTACATTCATCGGGTGGTCATCAAAGTCACTTAGTAGTGACCTTGATATACCTTCTGCTGATCTATATTCTTGTTCATTCATAGCATTCATTTATTACTTCTTTTAAGTGTGTATTTATTTTATTATTAAACTGCTCAAACTCTGCAAACCCTTTAGGCGCTTTAATTTTTGCATCAAACATGTCTTCAAAGATATCCATATCTCCTGTAGTTTCAAGAAAGCTGTACTTTTTTCTCATCTTTCTTGCATATATACCGAAGAGTTTCTCGTCAGAAGCTGTATGCCCCTCTATCTTTGTAAGACAGTCTGGATGTATATAAAGAATAGAATCTAAAGGTATGTCATAGACACAGCTACCTATTGCTTTATTAATAGCACTGTCTTTCTTCAAAGATACTCTTGTAGTTACATTATTCTTTACAAACAACCCTATTAAAGGAACAAGTTTACTATCAATTTCACGATATACTACGTTATCTATAAGAAAATAAGCAGACTTAGTAGTTTTAAACCCTAAAACATCATTTGCATTAGAGTATCTTGATATACAATCTTTAAAATCTTTTAAAGCATAAGAGTATTTTGTTCTATAATTAGATGAGAAAGAATACTTTCTTTCAAAGGAATAGGCACCGTTAGCATGAATTATGGCCTCAAAGGGCAAGTATTTAGCCTTAGAGTTGTAATTAAGTCTAAAATTTATAGGCGTAGACTGACTAAATCCATACCAATCTGAGACAAAAGTTCTTTGCAAAACATAATCTCCCCTAGGAATCTGAGTACTAGGTCGCCTGAAGCCAGCTGTCCATTTTAATTTACTGTTATATATTACTTTCATAATTCTACTGTTTCCATCATTAGTGAGAGATCATACTTAATAAAGAATGGTACCTCCCTTGTAGGATCTGTACCATACTCTAAACATATCCAATTATTAAGGACAGCTACCATCTTACCTGCAAGCATAGCTGCAGTATGTGAGGTTGCTTTAAAACTGCAAGGAAGATCAGGAACTTTTGCATCATCATATAGATGATCGTCATACCTGTCAGCAGTCTTTGGTGTTACAGCAAACAACTGAAATGCTTCAGCATTCATCCTACCATCTATAAAGAGTTTAGGATTATCCTGCTGTTCCCAGTTTCTAAACATATCTTCCCTGGCTTGCATGTTATCAAAACATGAGACCATAATAGGAGTTGTAGCAGAATCTGGAAGATATCTGTCTGTACTGTAATATAGACTAGGCTTCTTACCGCACATGATATCAACATGATCACTTACTGCTTCTACCTTAGTCTTACCTACATCTGATTCTGTATAGAATTGACCAGCAAGATTGCTGTCTTCTACAATATCAGGATCCATCAGCATTACCTGATGTTCGCCAGTTCTCATCAAAAGGATCATGAACCATGAACCGATACCCCCTGCACCTCCTACAGTAATAGGAGGGAGGGTTTGATCGAACCATGGACTATCCTTGAATCTACCATATCGAGTATCATTCATTTTTTCTTCTAGGTATTAAAATAAGTTCATATTTACATCCACTGTCTGTGTTTTGATTAAGTACAGATACAAGCTTAGAAGCTTCTACTTCATTATTTGTATCATAGATTTCATCTCCATACGTAAGAAGATGTCTTGCTTTGCCTATATTCTTAATAATAGCAAAGCTGTGCATTTCTTTACTCATCCTTCTGTAGCTGTATAGTTTATAGTTATTACAGCAAGCTCTTCGAAAATAGTATGAACCAACTGACTTACAAACGGATAATCCTTAAGACCATCTTCGCCTGGTAGAAACTCTCCAGCAAGATTGTACATCTCATCAGCAGCATCAGCATGACGTCCATCATCATCAGGACCATATTCTTCTTTAATAACCCTCTGTATATGTTCTTCCACTTGAGTGTCAAGAATAATATCTTTATACTCTTGGTTTAAATTTTCCATAGGTTTAAGAGCTTCTATTATATTCTCAGAAGTAAACTGCTTATCTATTGCAAGTCCTGTCAATTTACGCATTGCAGAGAATGCATTAGTACTAAACATCTTATCTTCATTTAGCTCAAACTCACCATCATAGTAGCCATTTAACTTCTCCTGATAATGATTGGTGCCATTAGAATCAAATCCTGCTGAATCTACTCCAGGCACATCAAAGATATTCATCTGGTTAGGAGAGATATGCTCTTCAAACGGAGTATCTCTGTACAATTGATTAGTAGAACCATACCCACTAACTACAACCTTTGACAATCTTACCTGTCTTGCTGCAAGCATTGTAGGAATATCAAACTCTACTGTACCATCGAATGTAAGAATAGGAGGATTGTCTACTTGTAGTGTAGTTCCTGTTACTCCTATCTCAGCTTCCATACCTATCTTAGTGCAGAATACTGTAGCATGATTAACTATCAAAGACAAGTAATAATCATAGTACTTAGTATTATCATACAGCTCTGACATATCAGTACCTGAGAAGTATGCTTTCATACCATGATGAGTGTGAATAAATCCACGCTTCATGTCTTCAGCCTCTGGCACCTCTTCAAAGAAATCAAGCATCTCCAAGTCAACAGATCCTGCAGTATAAGCAGATGTTCCTATATCAAGAAGATAAATATGCTTTGCACGTAGTACAAGGTCTGAATTAAATAGGGATCCTGAGACCTCCTCATAGAATAGCATACCGCACCATTCTTTATTATCGTTTTTAGAATGTAGATAAGCTATCTCATTCATCAGCTCTGGGCTGATCATCAGGGTGTATCCCTGTTCCATTTCAAAATGTTTCATAAGTTTAAATATTTATTGATAAATGTTTCTATGTCTCTACGCATTTCTTCCTTTTGAAGATTACCGGCTTGACCAGTTTCAGAAAAGTTATTAAACTCTTCTTGTGTAGGAATTATTAACATGCTTTCAAAAGTAAGGTCTCCGTAACCTATAGGATCTTCAAAATCTAATAAGTAATTACCTCCAGTGTCTTGTATTACTTCTGGTCTTTTCTTCCTCAGTAAGTCTAACATTGACATTTCAGATAAATCTGTACCTATATTACTTTCTACTATAAGTCTAGTAAGTACCTCATCGTCTATAGATTTTATACTTACCTGGGGTAGAATGCCTCTTTTTACGTATTGATATGTAATAGCTTCCTCTTCGAGTAACCCTCTAGTTACCTTTAAAACATGATAAGTCTTTACAGGATTACCTTGCAAGACGTTAGATACTACTCTATTAAAATCTATTACAGTATCCATCTTTATATGAGGAACTCCTGATACAGACTCATTACGTACATAGGCATTTAATGTAGCAAACACTATGTCCATGTCATTAAACTCTGGTTTCAATACATTTACCATAGGAGTATTACTGCCTAAACAAAACGCACTAAAAGCAATAGTACTTCTAGGAAGATGTGAATGATAATAAGAGCCCAAGAACTGAGTGGCATTTATCTGTGTCCGCATCCCTTGAAGATTATCAAAGTAAACATTGCCTTCCTCATCTGTATGATAATTAAGTTTAACCAATAAACCTTCTATGTCTATACTTAAGTCTAGTTCGTTAGTAATCGTAAGCTCCGGGAAATGTATGTAGACTTCAGTACTACTTACTTCTACATGATCGAAAAACTGTTCTGCACATACCTTTATAGTATCGGATGATACTTGTTGTGTTATCACCATTTTTATTAATTTATAGTTAGTGAAATAAGAAAAGAAAGAGAGGCTTTCACCTCTCTCTCAATTCATCTTAGGCGCCTGCCTTCATACGAGCAGGACTTGAAACGAGGGTAATGTTCCCTGAAGGTAGCGGAGTAGACATGTCGTCTAGCATTAATCTCGCTTCCTTTGCAATAACCGATTGGTCTGAAAAGTCAGTACCTGTTTCTACAGATAATTCTGCAAGGCTTGTTGCATTAGACTGATAGCTCTGTGAGCCGCTTCCTGTTTTTACTGTTATAGTTCTCATTTTCTTTTTCTATGAGTTGTGAATAATATATACTTATTGTATTATGCTCTTTAATCAACTGTATAACCTTCTCATCTGGTTCAGGTATCATAATGTTAAGAGAAAACTCTAACATCACGTCTTCCAGATAGTTACGGGCTACAGTAAAAGATGCATTCTTCCCGAGTCTTGACTCAAGATATTCCAAGACATCCTTATCAAGACCGAGGTTTGCTATTTTCAATGTATCCATTTAGAATATTGATAAAATCTGACATATCAAGCATTACGAATCTGCCCTTCTCGTAGAAGCGCTTACCTTTTTTCTCTGTCAACTTACTAAGTATGACATTGATCCTCCCCTCATCTGGCATCTCTGCCAATATCTCTTCGTAATTAGCTCTCTTTGATAGATTCTTACATTGGAAATTAAACTCACCTGTATAACATATGTCAACCTTGGCAGCATCTCTCGCTCTACTCTCAGCTCTTGAGCTGACAGCTTCAGGAAAGATTTCTTTCAAGGCTGCTATGCAATCCAGTTCCCATTTATTACCTCTACTTCTATTGTTGTTCATCTAACAATTCTTTTAACGTATTTTTAGTATACTCCTTGCCGTGCAAAAATACATGATCTGAAAGATCTTTTGCTTCTGTAAGAAATATTTTTTCTAAATCATACTGCTCTGATAAGATTGTTGCAGCTTTAATGCCTGCTTCATCATTATCATATAGTACAACTATCCGCTTAAATCTTTGCTTGATGTCCTCCATTATATCAGAAGGTACTGGACATGTTTCACTCTGAGGTGCCATTGCAGGATAACCAAACTCGTAGCACAGCATCACGTCTTTGTAAGATTTCTGAATGATCAGAATGTCGTGTGTCTGCGGTAATAAGTCAATTCCCTGTATTTTAACACCACCTGCTATAAACCTATAGTCTTCCTTAGTAGGTCTGTACACCTTGTACTCTCCACCTAGGTCATAGGCATATGCCGGTCCTTCACATGTAAAACGTGTGTCGTTTATCCAGTAATATGAAATGGGGCTGACTCTGAATAACTTCAAAGTCTTTTCTGTGATACCATACTGATTCCAAAATGTTAAATCTCCTTTAGTATATTCCCTGCGCTTTATCTTTAAATCCTTCTTAATAGGATTCTTCTTCACGTATGTGACGTCAGGTACTTCACCGGTATTAAGATCTTTTGTTATCTGTAGCAGTAATTCATCACGGTCCAGTTCAGGATATACATTAGAGACGAAGGACATTACATCCCCCGTCTCTCCTAATGCATAATCATGATAATAGGTGTGGTCATCCTTCACTCTTATAACGAATGATGGACTTTTATCCTCTCTAAATGGAGAGGAGGTTACCTCACCGATAGGGATGTTAGGAAAGTAGTGTCTGTAAATCTGCAGCTCACTGTACTCATCAAGGATGTCTTTCCTTAATGGTATATCCTTATCCCTTACCTGGAACATTTTACCAAGGCGCTTCTACTTCAGGCTCTGCTGCTGTAGCAGAATCTGGAGTATCATTAGTTACCATTGGCTTTGCAACATACTCTTTAAACTCAAGAGAGTTTTGGTAGTCACCTTTACATTGAGTGTAATCATTAGCAAGCGCATTTGTCCAAGCCTTTGTAGACTTAGATGCTGCTCTATCATAGTGATGTTGATATACATCTTGATAGGTCTTACCCTCATCTGTAGTAATCACATTAAGGAGAACCTTAATCTCATTAACATCTTTAATCTGATCAAAGATGTCACGGATCTCACTTAGGTCATTAGTAAACAACTTAGTAACATCTTCAAAGTAGCAAAGACCTCTGTTACCTGCTGCATCTGCATAAGGATTTACATTAGCCCAAGCCGCAATAAAACGAATAAGCTGACCCTCACCTACTTTAGCAGGATGAGCACTGTTCTTATCAATCCAAGACTGAAGACTATCCTCATTCTCTGCAAAGGAAGTTTGACCATAATTATCAATATACTCTTTCTTGTCACCAGCTCTGGTGTCTCGATCACGATTCTCTAACCAGAATCTTCTCTTAGCAATCATACCTGTCTCCTCATGCTTGAGGAAAAAGTCAATTACTACTTTAGCATTACCTTCAGGAGTTACTGAGATGTACTCAGGTTCCTGTTGTGGGTTATACCCAAGCTCAGTAAGCTCGTTCATTGTAGGATTTACTCCTACTACCTTCATTGTAGTAAGGCCGGTGTACAATTTTCTTGAACCACCTTCTTCGTTTGATCTGTTATCGATCTTCATTTTCTATCAGTTTTACTGATTATCTAAATATACTTCATCCCAATGGGATACTAGGTTGCCATCAACCTCCTCACCAAGAGTAATACTCCTACCTTTAAGGTGTGCAGATCGAGATCCGCAGAGTACTTCCTCAGACGATGAGAAGTTTAAAATGGTCTTATTCTTATCTCGGTATAGATATCCGATGGCATCTGCATCAGCACAAACAATATTCTTGTTTTGTCCTGTAAGGTTAATATCCTTTGCATTTACCTCCTTGCCTTCTTTACCAAGCATCTTCTCTTTCAAGTGACCAACCAAGATAATACCCTTAGATGCACTCTTTGCTATCCTTGCGATTACCTTTGAAAAGGCTTCACGTAAATAAAGATAACCTGCACCGTTAGGTAGTTTTCTCACATCATCACCCTTAAAGTTTTTACCCATAGGAGTGTTCTTGTACAACTTGAGAGCAAGTGGTAGCACCATCTCCTCAAGCTTAGTCACCGTATCTATAGCTATATAGTCATATGGCTTCCCAGCTTCATCTATCTTGTCCATGATCTCTTTGATATCTTCTACGCTAAATGCTTTTAACTTTATAGCATCAACGAAGTCAGAACCATTTTCTAGATCAAGTACTAGACAGTTGTCAAGCATCGATACGAGTGTGGTCTTTCCCATTTTAGGAGGTGCATAGAGCACAAGCCGTCTAGGATTAACCTGGGTGGCCTTTACCTTCTCCTTTGGCAGAATAATTTCACTCATTAATTGTTTCTATTAAATTATAAACTCTACTCATCTGTACTTCATCTGATACATTGGGTAATTCAACGAAGTCGCTTACGCAACCATCAAAGAATGTCCCTACTCTCAGATTAGAAGCTCCATACCTATTCTTAAGAATGGATATTGATCGATAGAAGTCTTGCATCTTACGGATATTGTAACCTCTGTGTTGAGGTATCTCATATCTGTTAGGTGCAAACAAACCTATTACCATATCTGCATCCCTCTGTGTTAACTTATTATCTGCAAGACCATCTAATGATGGCTCCAGTTTAGATTCCACAGAAGAACCTGATGAGGTATAGACCTGCTTCTCCTTATCAGAGGATTGCTGTTGAACAACGACAGGGGACATTCCGTAAGTATTTCGAAGATCGACAAGAAAGTTTGAAGAGAATCTGTTTACTGCTGCATGCAATGACTCTCCCTTACTGGGTTGAAGAAGTGATATGTGATCAAAGATCGGTACTATCAACTCTTCAGGGTCATTGGGAACATAAACATCATTCTCCCATTTACCATTTGTCTCAGCGTAATTTTTTAATGCATGATATATCTTCTCAGGTGTTTTCAACCTATCATAGATAACCAAGCAATTACGCTCCATTTCATCAAAATACTCCTTGAGTTCCCTTATCTGTTCAACAGTTTCCTCATCTAACACATTCTCAGGCTGCATGGAGTTCAATACCTTGATATCCACCCTCTTACCGTACAGGCTATAAAGACGATGGATGATAAGTGACTGCATAAATATCTCTCTATACTCCTCAAGGCAGAAGTAAAAGATCTTCAGTTTGATTCCACAATCCGGATTCTCTCTGATATATTCATACGCCCTTATCACGTACAACAGCTTAGCAAGCTTTGACTTTCCTACACCACTTGACGCTGTGAGTATGGTATAGGTTCTTGGTTCAAGTCCTGGTACGAATTTTTGGAGTCTCGGTAGTTTGAAAGGTATACAATTTACCTTTCCTGACAGTACCCTGTCACGGTTTCCAATTATTCGTTTGTATGCAGCATCATACGTCCTTTCCCCAGTCGTCATCGCTTCTGCCATCTGTACCCTCTGATATTAATTCTTCGCATTCTGAAGCAAGCATTGATATTCCATCTTTTTCAATGAAGTACGGTGCAAGCTTCATATGCATATAACTCTCTCTAGCCTTTCTATCAACATATCTTCTAGTGGCTTCAAGAATTATAGCTTCATCATAATCAGAGTACTTTCTTAAAAAGGCTTTAAGCTTTTTCTCACAAGACTCAGAGGTTGATCTTACTAAGTAACCTCCGCTTCTTACTCCTACAGGAAATAGGTTTCTGTACTTCTTAGATAGATCTTTAATGTTAGAGCTACTTGTAAGCTCTACAAGATCTACTTTAGGAGTAATAAAACCTTCCCTAGGCATCTTAAAAAGATCTCTTGCTTTATCAGTAAGATAGGCTTGCCCATCCTCTATTTCAATAAAACCCATTTTTATCATCTTTTTGCCGTCTACCCTCAACAATACTTTAGTTAAAAGCTCGTTGTCTGCTAAAAGCTTAGAAAGATAAACATACTCATCAGGTCTGATAGTATACTTATCAAGCATTTCTGTATCAATTGTAATAATCATTCTACTACTTTTACAAGGATCATATATATACTGTCCTTGTATCCTCGTCCATTATATACGGTCTACCATATAGAATGTCCTGTATTTGCTCATAACTGAGCCCCATACCGAACCTTTTCTTTAACAGTAGTGGTAGCTGATCGTCTTCTATATTACCCATCTCCTCCCGTAGAATATCAATGAATGCTTTTATAAGATCAACATTTTCTATTTCAATCTGGATACAAGATCTTTCACGTTTAGGCAGGGGGTCATCCTTATATTCACCCCTTCCGTCATTTTTTTGAACCATTTTTCTTCTTGTGTACCTACAGTTATCGGAATGATAACAGTACCGATGCGATTGCCATCCTTTCTTAGCCGTCCTACACGTTGAAGAAGATCTCTCTCCTTACTGTAGTACGACATTAGAATAACATTATCAATGCCTTTTAGATTGGCACCTTGTTTAAGCATCTTAAATGATGCTATCACATCTATAGTCCCGTTGTCAAACTTCTGCCTGATACTAGAGTTTTCTAACTCTCGATCTTTAGCAGATTCACCCTTCTTTGCCGATCTTACAACATTTGGAGTTACTTGCTCCAGTGCTTTCAGATCATTGCCAAAGATAATGGTTTTACCTTTAAGTTCTGCAAGTATTTGGTTTATAGATTCTACTTTTGAAGGAAGAGAATAAAGAAGGTCTGCTCTACGTCTGCTGCTTATCCTAAACTCCACCTCTTTTTGAGATGGATTTCTATAGAACATAGATCTTTTAAATCGTTTGTCCCAATATTCATAAGTCTTTGATTCAGTCGTCATGAACGGCTTCTTCTTACTACCTCCAGGTATTATCTTCTTTGTACCATCCAACTTATGGTGTAGTACATAGATATCAAGTGGTCTGGAAGTACCATCTTCTTGTCCCTCATCTAACGTGTATGAGAAGCATATAGGTGCTATACTATTCAATAGATCAAGCTTAGTAGTTTCTTCTCCATCAATCTCTACCTCATCATTGTCTATCGTAGCAGATAACCCCATTATATTGGAATAAGTATTATTACGATAGTACTTTGAATAAGCATTAGTTAGAGAATCATGTATCTCATCAGCAATAACAAGTGTATGCTTCATACCTGATCTACGATATGCAGATTGGTAACACATAAACTCGATATCTTTCTTACTAAGATCTACTTTGAAGATCTCTTTGTACTTCACTATCTGTTCTTTCAGATCTTTTTCACGTTGACGAGTCTCTGCAAGAAACAATACCTTACCTTTCGTCTTAGCTATAGCATGAAGTGCAATGAACGTCTTACCTATGCCTGTAATGGCCTGTATCGTCCCCTGACTGCCATTGTCTTCCCAAGCTTTAAACGCTTCTTTCTGTATTTTATCACGGGGATCTTTCATCATTTATAGTTTTTCATTTTTGCCAATACTCTGTAATATTAGGAACAGCAGGTATCTCAACATGATTGCAAAAAGCTCTAGCAGATGATTCCATGGCATCTTGTACCATATTAGCCATTTCTGAGGCCAGTTCTGTAGGGCATTCTAAACATATTTCGTCATGAATGAATGAGACTATCTTAACCTTACCTTGGAGGTCATTGTCCATAATATAGTTAAACACTTTTACTCCTGCTAGTTTCATCATACTAGCGGAGACTGATTGGATCGGATAATTAAGAGCATTACGTTCATACTTACCTTTCATGGTATAATATTCTCGTGTCATTGCTCTATCCGGTATTGATCCATTATCATAGATATCTTTTATCGTATTTCTTAGTTCAGAAAAACGCTCAAAGCCTTCCATGAATATCTTTCTTTTGGATACTCTGTCAGTAGTCACATAGCCATACGCAATAACCTCTCTCTTTCTCTTCTCAAAGTATTTCTTGAGATCTGGGAAAGAATCGAGATAAGCATCTATAAACTTCTGTGCTTCCTTCTCAGTGATTCCAAAAGAATCTTTAACGGACCAGGCTGATGCACCATAGGCAATCTGGAATGACAAGATCTTACCAATCTGTCTCTTATCAGAGTTCTCTGTCTTGCTAACCTTTACAGGTTTGCCTTCTATCTCAGAAAACATTCTAGATGCTACCATTGAATGTGAGTCACCGTCACCGTTCTTAAAAAACTCTATATAGTTGCGCTCATTTGCCATATCAGCAAGCACTCTGGTTTCTTGAGCTGAATAATCAGCTACTACCAGTGTGTTACCTTCTTCAGCAATAAAACACTTTCTTATATTCTCATCTGAAGGGATGTTCTGAAGATTAGGATCAGATGATGATATCCTACCTGTATTCAGTATCTGCCAGAAATTACTATGTAATCTACCGGTACCCTTGTTGACATGCTTCAAGAATGATTCTCCATATGTCGTTACTAACTTCCTCTTTTCCATGTACTTAAGATATATTGGGATAAGAGGAAACTCATTCTTGAATTTCTTTAGATGCTTAGATTCTATAGAATCCTTTGGTTTACCTCTAAACATAACAGTAGTATCAACACCTAGGGTCTTGAATATCTCTGTCATATCCTTTGTGGAGGTTATCATAGGAGTTATAGTTCTATCTTCAGAAAAGAGATCTAATTGAGCTTCACGGCACTGAGGCATGTTATCAAATATCCAATTAACAACTTCTTGTTCTGCCTCTTTCTCCTGTCTTTGATGGTCAGCATCATTTTTTAACCATCTTTCAGTATCTAACTTAAATCCACAATACTCTGTGTATGCAAGAGCAGACGCATATTGTGATTCTAAGGATATAGTACGTTCAAGGGAATGTTTTTCTATTAACTCCATTTGGGAGTCATAAATACCCTTAAGAAACTTAACATCATCTGCAGCATATCTAATCACTCTGGGACTTAACCCTTCACGATGTATGTTACCTCTAATATCTTTCGTCATTACAGCGTCACAGTACTTAAATGCTACTGCATCAAGACCAAGTGCTCTCTGAGATAATCCTGTAGTAAGGACACACTCATTTAAGAATGTGTCCATTACTTCTCTGGGAAATATCCCATTATGATACAGGAATCTAAGGTCAAACTTAGCATTGTGATAGATAGAGGGGACAGTCTCTAGTATCTCTTTAATAAGAGGTACTTTAGAGATGTCCACCTCTCTAGCATCTATTACATACTGACATTCACCGTCAGCAGTACCAAGCTGTAATGATAGAAGTTCACAAGTATGTGGATCGAAACCTGTAGTTTCTGTATCCACCTGAACACATTCCTCTTCAAGCAAATGCTTAAAAAGGCTGGTCGTCTTCTGGTTCTGGATGAGTTCTATCATATTCTTCTACTAAGGGTCTTAAACTTATTACAGCTTGCCCAGAACTGAGTAGGCTTCTACCATATACTGGTGAATCATATCCCATCCTAGCAAGCCAGATCGACAAAGATACAGGCATTTTCTGAGATAAGTCATATCTGAAAAGACCTATCTGTGCCTTTATATCTTCTACCGTCATGTCACAATCAAAAGCAAAGTCCTCTAATCGATCTTCTGCCATAAGAAGAGGGTCTCCTAGACAAAATATGCAATGATCGTTTACACCGTTAACATGCTCACTTATGTACTTAGTAAAACCTCCTTTCTTGTTAAAGAAAGTTACGTTATTGGCGCCTACAAATGCCCTTATTTTATAGGCTATTATGGTTTGTTTATTAGCCATGGTTAAATTATAAGATTATATTAAAAGAGGAGAGGGATTTTCCCCCTCCTCCAAAGAATGTTATATGGACAACATACTGTCCATAAGCTCAGCAATAATCTGAACTTTTTCTGTCCTATCAATATCAGGATCATCTACCTTATTCAAGATAGCCCCTATCATCTCCTTACGGATATCAACAAAGTCTGTAGGATTTACGAGACCTAAAGCATCCATCTTATTCTTCAGAAACTCAAGCTTCTTCTGCTCCTTGTCAAGACTTTTAATAGTAGCCTCAACTACTGATCTCTGTGCTCCGATGATTTGGAATTGATTTCTATCAACATTATTAGTAAGTCTATCTTGAGTATCAGTATTAGTAGCCGTCATCTCGTAACGATTACTATACGCCTCTTTAATACTATCTACTATGTAAGGTACTCCAGTACTAAACCCAATACCATCACCATTAGTAAATACTACTAAACAGCCCTTACTCAAGAGCATTTTTACACTATTAATCTTTGACCTGAAAGTGTAATCAGGTATGTCTTTTAGTATTTCATCCATTTTTATCGAACTTTTTATGATGTTTTAAATCTGATAATCTAGCATATCGAAACTTTCTTCCCGGATGTATATGGTGTAATTGATATCTCTTTGGCGTTCTCTGTCCGTTCTGGAACTTTAGCCACTGTTTACCATTAACATCGTCAAATACATTTTCGACAGTCAAGATTGGTACAAACATTTTACTGCTTGTCTCTTTTTGCTCATTGATAGACCTTTCACTGATAAGTGTATCAGTATGGTCTACCACTTTCTTACCCATGTTCACATACATCGGCATATGAATTACCGATGTCTGTGTACATATAAGTTTATCTCCTGCTTTAAACATCTTCTTCTTCTTGAATTTTAAGTGTTTCTTCTAGCTTTACTTTAAGATCGTCCACTGTATACTCCTTTAAAGTAATACCTAATGAATAGGGTATGCAAACATTGTAGATATTATCCATGATAATATTATCCTTAACTCCCCTTTCTTCATTGGTTCTTCTCATCTGCTGTCTAACTTTATTGATAACAGATATGAAGTATCCTCCCATCATTATCTCTTTGTAAGACAAACCAAGTGCTAGCACATCTTCTGCTACTTTATCAGACTTATCAGTGTCACAAAAGCTATTCACAACTGTACGAATCACTTTGGTTCTATACTCAGGATCATCTAGAAGATTATCAATAAGACTATCCTTGTCATATATCTTAGACCTAAAGTCAGCCTCTGTAATTAGAGGTTGCTCAGTCACTAGCTCAAGATAATGCTCGATAATCCTTGTTCTCATCTCGAGAGGGATTTTTGCAGGATCATCTACTGAAAGTATCTCATCCAATTGTTCCATCATCATAGCATCCTGATCGCTGATATCCTCTTCCCTTGATACTCTCTTAGAAGAAACTCTACGACCAACAGGTCTACCTATTATGATGTTATCAGGATAATTAAGCTTAAGATCAATGATCTTTTTGCATAGCTCTGCAGCTTCTGCATAAAATTCAACCTTATCTAGTTTATCAAACAGATGCCATAGCTTACCATTGATGTAAGCTCTTCTGATTCTACTACCAGCACCTACAGCAATTGACATGGTATCATCACTATTAATTAGCCCGTGATCTTTTAAGGCTTTAAAGGCAACAGTATTAGTGCCTAATGTTGATGTCACTGCCGCATTAGGCAGCAGTAACGACTTGAGAAATCTCTTTATCATTTTTATTAAAGATTAACTTTGTTAGAAAATTAAACGCCTGTTCAGGCGAGTTGTCCTTAAACTCGGAACCGAGCATAATATCAAGTCCAAGGAACTGGGCATCCTCTTCATACTTAACATTGCAATCGTAACCCAGACCGCTATCTATTTCTCCTGATAGAAAGTAACTCCATCCAAGAAAGACATGATGTCTAAACATACCAACATTACCCATTAGAGCCATACGATTAATATTCATACGCTCTGAAGCTGATTTTGCTGTTATGAGTACGCCTTGTCTATCATAATCTGGTGTAACATCTTTGCCATCAAACAGAATATACAACTCAACAGGTATACCTGCAGCTTCTATCATCATGATAGCTACTGTAAGATTAGTAATAAGCTTTACAAAGCTCTTATCACTGTTACCTGCATTGAGACCAAGCTTGACGCCTATCTTAAATCCATTGGAGGCTTTCTTCTTCCTTGATACAAACATATCAGCGTTACCGCTAAGTGCTCTAGGAATATCAAACCTACCTCTGTCATCTCGAAATTCACGTCTCTTACGCTTAGCTATCATCCGACTGAATAGATGCTGTAGACCGTCAGAGTTCATGGCTTCTTTAAATGATGCTTTTATCTTATCTACAATATCCTGACGAGGATCAAGCTCCTCCAATCTTCTATTGTAAGTATCAAAAAACTCATCTTCACCATATCTCCAAAAATCAGAACCTGATCCTGTAGTACATTCATCAATAACACGAAGTCTGTCCGTATTATCTCCTACATTTTCAACATCCTCATGAACGCCATCTTGTTTATTAACAGCCTCTATAAACTCAAATAGAGATTTAAACTTGATGTATTCAGTACATTCTTCCTCACACCGTAATCTCCTGTTCTTTAAATCCATTTTCGTAGGTTTTACAAGGTGATTTTATATTTTTAAGGAATACTTCTTGCTCCTTAGTTTCCCAATGAGCTGTAAGAGTCTTCATGATCTTATAAGTATTAAGACCATTGTGAAACAGAGTATAGCAGTCGACAACAGTACGAGTTGATATAACTTCATTCATGCCCATAACTTGGATCTGCTTTCTAACAGCAGTCATCATATCCATCCATGCTGCATCAGTCAAAGACTTCTCCAACTCATAATCATAGCCAATATGAACTCTACACATCTTAAATCTGTCTAAGAATGCAGTATCCTGAATGTCACGACCAGAGTAATCCATACTTGCATTACCCCAAGTATTACCTGCAAGGATACAGTAGAAGTCATCATGCTTCTTTGCTGTAGTATTACCCTTACGAGTAGGAACAGATAACATACCACTACGATCAAATGCAGCATTCAATACGATAGCCATGCCAGGAGACATAGCATCATACTCATCAATGAGCATAACACCGCCATTCTCATAGAAATCAAGGAATGTAGGATAGTTATAGCCAGCAAGGTCATTAAAACCTATAAGCTCTGTCTTACTAGCCTCCTCATTACAAGAGAATGTAGCATATCTAAGCTCCATAATATCTGCAACCTGCCCAGCAAGAGTAGATTTACCACTACCAGTAGGTCCTACAATCATTGATTGCTTAAATAACTGCAGATACATTAACACTTCAGTAGTTCTTTCATGAGTTTTAGTAGGATCTACCTCAAACTCTATGTCTTTAAGAACTATCTTTTTAATAGCTGTCCTATCTTGAATAGATTTGACTGCTTCATCAAGATCAGTTTTAATATTATTCTCTACACCCTCTACGAATGTTTGAATGCGAGAATCAATACGGGTATCACTAATCTCATCTTTAATAGCTGATCTTACTAGATTTCTCATCTCCCCGGACATCAGCAAAAGCCCGAGTTTTCTTTCAATATCTCTATCTTCCATTATAGTTTTTGTTGGAAATAGATTACAGGTCGTTGTAGGTGACCATTATACCTTTTACTTTAATAACTCTTGTACGTCAGACATTCTGAAATATCTGATATTATTATCGTCCATACGAACACGATAACCTCTTACATCTCGATACTCCTCTGTCTTATGTACCATCTCGAGAGTAGGAATATAAACATCTATGACGCCATCACCATCTGGAGTACTAACACCAGTTCCTATAGGAAGAGGAATCATATCTTCAGGTGTGAGGCCAGATGGTTTCTTACCAGGTTTACGTTCACCAAGATCCTTAGCATCAAGGTCTTCACCTTCTGCTGAGGATGGAACCTCATCATCAAAGTCCTCCTTTGCTTGTTGCATCACTTCA